CACCACTCTTACAAATTCCATTGCAACTAAACTAGCACTTGCTGGTGGCACTATGAGTGGTGCTATTGCAATGGGGACAAACAAGATTACAGGTGTTGGAGATCCCACAGCAAACCAAGATGCAGCAACTAAAATTTATGTAGACACTGCTGATGCATTGAAGCTATCCTTAACAGGTGGCACAATGTCTGGAGCCATTGCTATGGGCAGTGCTAAGATTACAGGCTTAGGCACTCCAACAAATAACGCTGATGCTACAACTAAACTGTATGTTGATACTGTTTTAGGTAGTGCTACGGCTGCTGCTGCCTCTGCTGCTGCTGCAGCCACATCAGCTTCTAATGCTGCTACCAGTGAAGGTAATGCAGCTACATCAGCAAGCACAGCTTCTACAGCAGCTACTAATGCTGCTGCTAGTTATGATTCTTTTGATGATAGATATTTAGGAAGTAAAACAACAGTACCAGCTTTAGACAATGATGGTAATGCTTTATTAACAGGTGCTCTGTATTGGAACTCTGTTGGTAATGTGATGTATGTTTACACAGGCTCTTCTTGGGTTGCTGCTGGCTCTGCTGTCAATGGCACTTCAGAAAGAAATCTATATACAGCAACATCAGGACAGACAACATTCGCAGCAACATATGATGTTGGTTATGTTGATGTCTATTTGAATGGTGCTAAGCTGGCAGCTACTTCAGACTTTACAGCCAATGATGGTGTGTCTGTTGTGTTAGCTACAGGAGCCACCACTGGTGACATTGTTGATATTGTTGCCTATGCTGCTTTTGAACTTGCTAATGTGTATACACAGACTGTGTCAGATGCTAGATTCTTAAGAATAGCAAATAACTTGTCTGACTTGGCTAGTGCTTCCACTGCTAGAACAAACTTAGGACTAGGCACAGCAGCTACAACAGCTAGTACAGCTTATGCTACATCAGCACAGGGTGCATTGGCTGACTCAGCATTACAGGCTGCTGCCATTGGAACTACAGTACAGGCGTATGATGCTGACTTAACTACACTGGGTGCTGGTGGTAGTGGTGCACGTTCATTCCTTGGCCTTGCTATTGGCACTGATGTACAAGCCTACAACGCTAACATAGCCACTACCAACACAGCACAGACTTTTACAGCCACACAAACATTCTCAGGCACATCGTCTACTCAAGCCATTGTTCTAAACGATGCAGCAGAGGTAGCTACAGTGTCTGCAACAGCGGCTACTGGAACTATCAACTACGACATTACAACTCAGTCAGTCCTGTATTACACCAGCAACGCAAGTGCTAACTGGACAGTTAACTTTCGTGGCTCTAGCGGTACTTCATTGAATACATTGATGAGTACAGGTCAATCAATGACTGTGGCTTTCTTAGTCACTCAAGGCTCTACTGCTTACTACAACTCTGCTGTGCAAGTGGATGGCACAACTTCTGGAGTCACAACTAGATGGCTAGGTGGTGCTCCTACTGCGGGTAATGCTAGTGGCATTGATAGCTATCGTTATTTGATTATCAAGACAGGTAGTGCGACTTTTACAGTCTTGGCAAGCAACACACAATTTAAGGCTTAAACCATGCCATTACAAGCAACTAGCGGTGCAGCTTCTTATGATGCCTTTGGTGGTGGTGTTCCTGTTGTGCCAGCTTATATTGAGGAAGTTTTTAGCACATTTCTTTATACAGGTAATAACTCTACACAAACCATTACCAATAACATTGACTTGTCTACAAATGGTGGTTTGGTTTGGCTTAAAGCAAGAAACAATGCACAAAACAATTTTATTTCCGATACTGTAATTGGACGTGGGGCTTCTCGCTCTACCAACAGTACCTTAGCGGATGCGGCAGAAACACTTGGGTCTACTGGAATTCAGAGTTTTAATTCAACTGGCTTTACAGTAAATTTGTATAGCAACTTTGGTAGTGGCTCAGAACAGGCTGGCATAAATAATTCCGGTAACAATATGGTCTCGTGGACATTCCGCAAGCAACCAAAGTTCTTTGATGTTGTGACTTACACTGGGGATGGAACATCCAGCCGTGGAATAGCGCACGCATTGACATCTGTTCCCGGCATGGTAATTATTAAGCGTACAGACTCCACTGGCGGGTGGGCTACGTTAAACAGATTTGACAACACTGAATATCGTATTGGCAGTCCAGGCTATTCAACACCCTGCGGACTAAACTATACAGCGGCTTTATTAGCAGGAAACATTACCACATATGCCTCATCAACAGTATTCAATGTTGGAAGCTCTTTGTGGGGAGCTACTGAAACTTTTAACACTAATGGTGCAACCTATGTCGCCTACCTATTTGCCCACAACGCAGGAGGCTTTGGCCTAACTGGTACAGACAATGTGATTTCGTGTGGGTCGTTTTCTACCAATGCAAGCGGTGTGTATTCTGTAAATCTTGGATACGAACCTCAATGGGTGATGATAAAGGTAGCTGGTGCAGAAGGAAACTGGCATATCCAAGACAATATGCGTGGCATGACTACGACAACAGGGCCAGCGTTACAGCCAAATCTTTCCAACGCAGAAGGAACTGCGTTTGACAGAATTTCTATAAATTCAACAGGATTTTTTAGCAACAATACAGGCGGTGTAATTGATGGTAGTGCTACCTACATCTACATAGCAATTCGCAGAGGCCCGATGAAAGTGCCTACTGTGGGGACTAGTGTGTTTTATCCAACAACATACACAGGCACAGGCACTGCTAGAACATTCTCAGGATTTGGATTTCCTCCTGATATGGAACTTAGTTTTTCTCGTGGTGGTATTGCTGCAGGTGATGGGAATGGCTCTGAGATATATGACAAATTAAGAGGCCCTCGTGTACGGCTTTTAACTTCTGCTAGTGATGCTGAATACACTACAACAGAATCAGTAACAATGCTTCAAGATGGAATTTCTGTTGGGGCAACGACACATTCTTATATTAACTTTAATGGATATTCAAAAGTCTTGTATGGGTTAAAACGTGCGCCATCGTTTTTTGATGAGGTTTGCTATACAGGGTCGGGAAGTGCTACAACTGTGACGCATAACTTGGGCGTAGTACCTGAGTTAATGATTGTTAAACAAAGAAGTGCCGCTGATTTTAATTGGGTAGTTTATAGTGCGGCAACAGGAAATACTGCATTTTTAGAGTTAAATACAGCGGTTGCAAGTTATTCACCTTTCTCTGGGATGTGGAACAACACAACACCAACATCATCCGTATTCTCTTTAGGGACAAGTGGGGGAGTTAATGCTTCTAGCGTGACCTACGTTGCCTACCTATTTGCAACCTGTGCTGGTGTATCAAAAGTAGGCTCATACACAGGCACAGCAACAACACTTCAAATAGATTGTGGTTTTACAGGCGGTGCTAGGTTTGTCTTAATAAAGCGTACAGACTCAACGGGTGGTTGGTTTGTATGGGACTCAGCCCGAGGCATAGTGTCAGGCAATGACCCCTACTTGCTCTTAAACAGCACAGCCGCTGAAGTAACATCTACTGACTACATTGACACATACAGCGCAGGGTTTGAGATTAGTTCAACTGCGCCAGCCGCTATCAATGCCTCTGGTGGCACATATATCTTCTTGGCTATCGCATAAGGAACATCATGCAAGTACGAATCAAATCAACAGGTCAAGTAATGTACGAAGCAGAGTTTCGTGCATATCAACAAGCCAATGGTGGCCCATCATGGGAAACAACAACAACCGAAGTCTTAACTGCTTTGGGTGCTGATGTAGTCTTTGAAGGCCCACAAGCTACTGGCGGTACTGTTTACCAATACTCTCAAGCCTCTGGTGTTGAGCAGATTGATGGCAAGTGGTACACCAAATATATCCTTGGCCCTGTCTTTATTGACCAAGTGGTAGATGGCGTAACTACTACTGCTGCTCAACAAGAAGTGGTTTACAAGGCTTCTAAGGATGCTGAACAGGCTAAGAATGTTCGAACCACTAGAGCCAGTAAATTGTCAGAAACTGATTGGAGATTTCGTAGCGATATGACACCATCACAGGCATGGAAAGACTATTGCCAAGCATTAAGAGATGTGCCTACACAAACAGGGTTTCCTTGGACTATCGTGTGGCCTACACAACCTACGGAGTAATAGATGACTAAAGCAAGAACACTAGGTAATTTTGTATCAGCAGGAAATCCCCTGTCTGATGGAACCATTACAGCCACTGATATATCTGGGCTAGGCACTGGCGTTGCTACAGCGTTAGCTGTTAATGTAGGCTCTGCAGGTGCTCCAGTAGTTAATGGTGGTGCATTAGGTCAGCCTTCTAGTGGTACGCTAACCAGTGCTACAGGCTTGCCTTTAACAACAGGTGTTACAGGTACATTGCCAATCGCAAACGGTGGTACAAATTCAACTGCCACACCAACGGCAGGAACTGTTCCCTATGGTACTGGAACTGCTCTTGCATTTACAAGTGCTGGAACATCAGGTCAATTGCTACAGAGCAATGGAGCCTCTGCTCCCACTTGGGTAGCTGCACCAGCCACTTCTGCTGCTGGTTCTACAGGTCAGTTGCAATATAACAATGCAGGTGCATTTGCTGCTGTTTCTGAAGGTACAGCAGGGCAGGTATTAACAAGTGCAGGGGCGGGTGTTGTTCCTACTTTTGCTACTGTATCTGCTGGTTTTACCCTTGGCACTGCCGTTGCAACAACCTCTGGTACTGAGTTTACATTTACTGGAATCCCTAGTACAGCTAAAGTAATTTTCGTGTCTTTTTCAGAGGTAGGTTTTAATAGTGCCGTGAATCTATTAGTAAGACTTGGTGATGCTGGTGGGTTGGAGACAAGTGGTTATGAAAACATTGTCGGGCAGATAACCCAAAGTGCTGCAACACTAAGCAATGCCACAGATAGCATAAAGTGTTCGGTGAGTAGTTCAGGACAGTCAGCACGTTATAGTGGGATTCTTACTATTACTTTACTTGAATCTTCTACTAATTTATATTCATATAGTGGAATATTTGGTATAGCGTCCACAGAACATGTTAATTATGTAGGGGGTAAGAAATCGTTGACACAGGTGCTTGACAGAATATCCATATCTGGTGGGACTTTTGACGAAGGCAAAGCCAACATTTCTTACATTTAAGGAAACATCATGCACACCACAATAGTAAATGTCACCACAGGCGAAGTAACACAAGTACCTTTAACTGAAGCTGAGTTAGCGGTTTTTGCTCAAGCACAAGCAATTCAAGATGCTCAAAATATTGAACTTGCTAAAACTCAATATCAACGTGACAGGGCTGCTGAATATCCGTCAATCAACAATTACATTGATGGCGTAGTCAAAGGCGATCAAGCACAAGTACAAGAATACATTGATGCGTGTCTTGCTGTTAAAGCTAAGTATCCAAAGCCTGACGCAACATGACCGAAGAAGTCACCCACGCCCAAATCTATGATCGTCTATTAGCTGTTGAAGCCAAAGTAGACCAGCTAGATAAGAACACACAAGCAGTGGTGGTTGCCTTCAATGCAGCCTCTGGTGCATTCGTTGTGCTTGAATGGCTTGCTAGAGCAGTGAAGCCTGTCTTAATTATTGGTGCTTTCTGTGGAGCCATATGGCTGGCTATAGAAAACAAGCTGCATCAGTAATACTTTTATTAGTCATATCTTTCCCTATTGCGTCCAAGGAGGAAAAATATAGATGTGTCCGATGGACATGGACTGGAGATGTATATAACAGAAAGGTTGTATGCATTGAATGGAAAAAGGTTGAGCGATGATTGATCCGATGACAGCCCTAGCTGGCATACAGAACGCAATCAGCATGGTCAAGAAGGCCAGCAAAGTAGC